ACGGTATGGTTCATCACATACAACGTCGTAAACGTCTTCGTCTGGCGTGGCTTCAATATCAACGACTAAATCTAACGCTAATAATCGTTTGTCAGCACAGATACGAACTAAGTCGCCTGGAAACAATTCGTCAGCACGTTTGAATTGATCGTATTGAAAACCGATCTCGTGGTCCGGTGTAACAGTTAATTTAGTTCCACTCTCCAGTGATATAGTTACCACTGGCTTTTTACCTTGATGAATAACATTAATAACTGGAACAAAGGTTACGGCTGTGCTCTGACCTAATCTCCTTAAAGCTAGAGTCTTGATTTTAAAATCACGTTTTTTTAATTGTCCGTGCGAATACGGGTCGGAAATTCTTTCATACAACTCTTTAAGCTGTATAAAATATCTTTCTTGCCGCTTGCCACGCATAACTGTAACTATTGACCTACCGGAAACGCAACCCATTTCTGCCGCTAAAATACCGTGACGCCTAGTTAATAAGAAGTCCGCACCATATTTCTGATGATCGTAAAGAGTACGGTCGTAATCGTGTTTAACTAGATCAACATCATATTGTTTGTAAGGGTTTAAACCGCGAAGATATTCTAGCTGAAAAATATTATGCTGACTATTGTTAATACGCCAAACTTTTTTAGGTTTGTCGTCATAACCGCACCAATGAGAACCTTCCATTGCCTTAATCTCGGCAATGAGGCCTTTATTAAAACCAAAGCTTATATAGATATAGTCATCGACGAAATCAAGTTTCGCCGGAACCATGTATCTTCCTGATTTGAGTTTAACGTCAATTATCATTTCAGTTTCTTTGTCTCTTTAAAATATGTTTTTAATCCTGCTTGATTAAAATATGAAAGAAGAGTGGGGGCTAGCTCCGAATTAATTATCGGTATAGCTTTCCTCCACTCTTCTAAAGAGCCAGTGATAAAAACCAAACGATGGTTTTGTGGTAATGCTTTAACTGAAGTAATATCTAATTTAACTGTTTCATATAACTCCAAAAGCATTTTCGCCGGTAATAAGATAATGAAACTGAAATGAATATGTTTAAATGCACCATCGTTAGATAGTTCATTAAATGAAATAATAAACTTTTCGTATGCCGACAGTTTGAACGGCGAAGTGTCAATTTTTTTAGCTATATTTTTCCCAGTATGATCTAGTATACTTTTAAGGTAACTAGACCAAGCAACATTGGTTGCGGCTACTGGGATAATATCTATCATTAACGATCTCGTCCATCATCCTCAGCTAGTTCTTCATTGCGGGCTGGTGGGTTCTGAAACTTCTCGATCTTCGCCTTAATAATATTAAGTGGCGGTAAATCAAGTGGAGTTGAACAAGCTATAACAACAGGGCCAGTCCAAATAAACTTGTTCTGCTTAATAATACGTGATTTTAAAGTCGCAGCACAACGGAGAAGAGGTTCCATCTTACGAGCTTCACGCCTTGCTGTCTTAGACGACATAAAGAACGTCAAGAAACGATCAACAGACGGCACATACAATAAGAACTCTGGTCCATACATACAACCGCTATCCTTAATACTTGAACGTGCCATAATATCCTTGAACACGTCAGATGCTGGATCAAAACTCTCCATAACAGGATCATCGGCTGTTGATAGGGCCTTTGAACGCCACGAACAGATTAGACAATCTACCTCCGCACCTAAATCAATAACAGTAGAGTCCTCAGGGATACCATAATGATTAGCTTCAATCGTTCCCTCTTGGACCGCATTTGACTTTCCCCCGTAAAGCTGAATACGGTAAAAGAAGTCATCAGCAGTGGTTAAATCCTTTAAACTGCCTTCCGGCACTGCAATATCAGTTAATTCATTTAAAGGAATAAGTTCGTTAGACATGATTTTAAAATCTCATGGATGTTAGGATAATAGAAAAGATGTGACTCGTCTCGGTATTTACTTTATATCCCGAGCATCTCCTCTAGGAGATTTCCGACGCGAACGGCCGTTGTCACACAAACAGTGGTCCAGTACTACTGCCAGAACTTCTCTGGGTTCAAACCTCGGACCACTATGCTAATGAGAGGCACAGTAAGAGATCGTTCTTACCCATTATGCACATCATTAATCGTCAAGACCTTCAGCAGCCTTTGCAGCAGCCTCAGCCGCAGCATCAGCCTTGGCCTTCGCCCGCTCTGCGAGACGACGCTTCTTCGCGTCCTCGACCTTTTGCTTCTTCTCGGCGTCAGCCGCAGTTTGTGCAGCTACGCTAAGTGGGTCGAGATGAATAACATAAGCAATAGCCAGAGCGAAACCTTCTTCCGCAGTCTTCGCACCAACCTGACGACAAAGCTCTGGTCCAACAGACGCTGACGAAAACTCTTCCTTTAGCTCACCGAAACGTCGTGGACTAGCAACTGGAACGAACTCAGCTTTAACAGCACTACGACCTTCACGAGCAGCATCCTTTAACTCCTTAGCACGGGATTGCACTGTAGGAGCAAACTCGTCAGTCTTCATCTGAATAGCTTGGTCTACGTAATTTAGTTGCTCAGCCGGCGGCAATTTCGACAAAGCAACAGCATTGGCAACTGTGATTTTATTATCATCAACTAGTGCCTGAATAGACTTCTCCAGCTTCAGCAAGCTTAGACGCTGTTGAACCCATGAAGGACTCTTTGCCAGACGGGAAGCCATGTCTGCCAAAGTAAGAGTTGGATTCGCCGAGAAAATACGCTGCAACTGCTTAGTGTACTCAACTGCTTTAGTCTCAATCCGATGGATATTAGCCATCACTTGAGCTTCAAGAGTCTCAGAATCATTAAGAGTGACAACATTGACTGGGACAACTGTAAGTCCTACCTCCGTGGCCGCAGTATAACGATGCAATCCATTGACAATCTCATAATACTCAACAACAGTGCCGTCAACATCTTCAGTACGACGACGAACAGAAATAGGGTCAAGAATACCAACCTTGGCAACTGAATCTCGCAGCCCAACATACTCTTCACATTCCGTGTCTACGCTACGTAGAGCGACAGGATTCTCACGGATTGCAGTGATTGGAATAACCTTTACTTCGGGTTGACTCATAATAAAATACTCTCCAAAATGTTAAATGAATAGTGATACTAAAATCAAATTAACGAGCAACAATAATAGCATCAATTGCTGGTTTCAAATATACAGCAATAAAATCTTTTAAACTGATATCATCTTCCACCTTAATAGCTACCACTAAATCACTATTCTTGTCCTTTACTATTCCCGCCATTACTCCTTCATGAAATTCACCACCTAAAGTTACTTCATTAACAGATAATAAAGAAATTAGCTCATTCATTATGATTTTCTTATCAGGTGAAGTAAATTGATTTTAAACTCAAATTAACAAATTCAATAAAATCAATATCATAGACGCTATTCCAGCCATGTATACTACGCTTTTCAGGCCTTAATTGTCAAGTAGAAAAGCTGTATAGAGTTGTCTTTACATAAGTTATTTGCTAGTAAGCACTTGACAGGAATTCCATAAAAACAGGTTTTCTAAGTCCCTTTGTGCGAGAATGAATTTTGTTTTCTTGCATACATGAGAGCAAATAGTTGTAATTCCTGTATTCCTGTCAAGTCTTTATCATACATAGGTTTACATTTTATTTCTATTTTATTTTCGTGTATATGATTCCTAACTTGTCAAGTGCCACCTGAAAAGCGTAGTATATAGTGACAGATACAAGTAAGTCAATTGATATTGATTTTATTTAATATTAATTTTTGATTTTAAAATCAAAACCGTATACATTGAGGTTATTATCAGTGCCAACTAAAACTGAAGCTATCAAAAATTTTCTTAATGTATTCACTGTAAGTGATTTAGCCGGATTATATAATCATGACATGGAAGTACAAGTAAATGTTGCACAAGATGATGGCGAACCAGTAAGTGATAAAAGTGGGTTCACTGGTCGTTTGTGGAGAGGATACACAGATGGCGTACAAACGTGGAAATCTTTTCGCGTCCCATTTAACGCAGCTACTACCGCAGAGTATACAGATACTGCATTAACCTGGTCTTTAAAAGATCATGCCGAAGCCATAGGAATGACTGGTTGGGATTGGAAAAATAAAGTATCTAAATGGGTGGCTTTCGATTTCGATAATATAATCACTCATGCTGACGGACTTACAGCGGAAGAGTTAAACAATGTTACCGCGGCCTCCACAAACATTCCATGGATTACAGTAAGAAGATCAACAAGTGGCAATGGAATACATCTTTATGTTTTTCTGAATGATGTTCCAACTGATAATCATACAGAGCACGCCGCTCTTGCTAGAGCCATTATTGGGAAGATGTCAGCTATTACGGGATTTGATTTCAGTACTAAAGTAGATATTTGCGGTGGCAATATATGGGTATGGCACCGTAAATCTAAGGGCACTAATGGGTTGGAACTTATCAAGCAAGGTGATATTCTTTACAATATACCACCTAACTGGAAAGATCACGTAGCCGTTATAAAAGGAAGACGCAGAAAGAATCTGCCTGACTTTGCTAAAGATGAATCACTTTTCGATCAGATGACTGGTTGTTACCCTAACGTAAAATTAGATAAAGAGCATAAACGCTTATTAGATTATCTGGAAGAGAATGAGTGTAGTTGGTGGTATGATTCTGATAATCATTTATTAGTATGCCATTCGTCAGACCTTAAACTAGCACACAAAGATTTAGGTTTCCGTGGTCTTTTCGATACGATAGCTACAGGAAAAGATAAACCAGATCACAATATATTTTGTTCTCCATTAGAACACCCAGAAGGATCATGGGTGGTTCGTCGTTTCAACCAAGGTGTGTCAGAAGCTAATACTTGGTTTCAGGACGCTAATGGTTGGACAACATGTTATCTTAATAAAGAACCAACACTCTCTACCGCTGCCAGAACCTTTGACGGAATTGAAGACGAAAAAGGTAATTTTTTCTTTCCAGAGAGTGAGGTAGCTGCTACCGCAGCTTCCACGCTGGGTGTACATCTTAATCTACCGAACTGGGCATCGAGTCGGCAGACAATTCTGAAACAACATAAAGATGGGAAACGTATCGTCGTTAGTGTAAAACGAGAACAAAATGATAATCCATCCGATATGGTTGGTTGGAAAGAGGATAAAACATGGTGGAAACGAATATTCTTTGCCAAAATAGCCCAACCAAATAACACTGAAACTCAGAATTATGATAATATAGTCAGACATCTTGTTACTACTAGCAATCAAGATGCTGGTTGGGTATTAAACTCAAACAGTAAATGGTATGTAGAGCCACTAAACCATATTAGACTAGCACTAAAATCACTAGGCCTTACCGAACCTGAAATAAATATTGCGCTTGGGAAGTGTGTGACTGATAGTTGGACATTAGTAAGTAAACCTTTCGAGCCGGAGTACCCAGGTGATAGAGAATGGAATCGTGATGCTGCACAGTTAAAATACTTACCGCAGCAAACAGAACCATTCTTGCACCCTAATTGGGATAGACTTATAAATCATATCGGCGAGGGCTTAGATCAAGCTGTAAAAGATAATGGATGGTGTATTGCTAATGGTCTTCAAAAAGGTACTGACTATATAAGATTATGGATAGCATCAATATTTCAGTTTCCAACCAAGCATTTACCTTATCTTTTCTTGTATTCTCCTGAACAACAAAGCGGTAAAACTTCGTTACATGAAGCATTGAAACTGCTTATAACATCAAATGCTTACATGGATGTTAAGGCCGCCCTTATTAATCCACAGGGATTTAATGAGGAAATGAAAAACGCCATTATTTGTGCAGTAGATGAATGTGATTTACGGCAAAATAAGTTCGCCTATAACAGAATGAAAGATTGGATAACTGGGGAGGATATTCTTATTCATCCTAAGGGCAAGACGCCCTATATGGTGAAAAATATATCTCATTATATTCAAACAGGAAATGACGCTAATGAATGTCCAATAATACAAGGTGACTCAAGAATAGTTGTTATACGTGTGCCACCACTAAGTCCAATGGAAATGATACCTAAGGACGTACTGTTTAAGTTTCTTGACAAAGAAGCACCAGCTTTCTTAGGTACACTTTTCAAGACAGAAATACCGCCATGTAATGATAGACTAAATATACCTGTTATAGAATCTGAAGAAAAGAATACTAGTGCTAAATTAAATCGAAATTCATTGCAAGTGTTTATTGAGGAAGTATGCCATTTCGCCCCAGGTGAAAGTGTCCGTTACGGTGATTTTTACAGTCAATTCAATGAATGGCTAGACCCCAATGAAATACACGAGTGGACTAAAATAAGAGTAGGACGTTCCTTACCGGCCGCCCATCCTAAAGGCCGCTTAATTTCTGATGGCGGGCAGTTTCATGTGGGTAACATTAGTTTTATGAAACCACCTGATAGCTTAGTTAGTAAGAAATATGTTCTCAAACAAGATTGCCTTGTTGTGGAGGACTACCAATGATTTTAAAATCAGTGTTAGATGGCCTAGAACCAAAAGACAGAGACAGGCTAATGCACGCTTTCGAGTGTCATTTTTCTCAAGCAGTCAATCTACCGAATAACAAGTTTATAGGAGTCAACATCATTCATCCTCATTTTCATATTGAAGAACAAGTTGGCCTGTGGTCTTATGGAACAATAGTAAAGGAGAAATAATGCAAACAAAGGTATGCTCATCTTGTGGTCAGAATAAAGTATTAGATGAATTTAGTAGAAATCCATCACGAAAAGATGGATTCTCTAATCAATGTAAATTGTGTCACCAGCTATATTCTGGTTTTAATAAAAGGCATATAGCAACTGAGTTTTTACCAAAGTTTAAAATTTGTAATAAATGTAAACAATTATTGCCGCAAGACAAATTTAACTTCCATACAACATCACCAGATGGATTGCAATCATTTTGCAAACAATGTACGGTTTTAAATAGACGTGGTGTATCAAAACTTATTTATGAACAGCTATTAGAAAAACAAAATTATCTTTGTGCTATTTGTGGAAAACCAGAAACTAGTAAAAATTCTGTGGGATTAGTGCAACAATTATCAGTAGATCACGACCACAGGACTGGTAAAATTCGTGGACTACTATGCTGTCATTGTAACCATCTATTGGGTTCAGCAAAAGATGACACCCAAGTATTAAGAAAGGCCATAGATTATTTATGCAAAAACCAATAATCATCGGTATAGGCTATAAAAAAGGCAATGGAAAAAATTGCCTATGTACATTTTTAAGTACTTATTTACGTTGTACTTATCCTAAATTAAAAATTACTGAAATCAGTTTTGCTGGTAAACTCAAGGATATTGCGTTTCAATTATATGGTCATTTTGGGGTAAAAAGAGCTATCTACTACGAGACGCATAGAGAAGAAAAAGAACAAGTTTTACCAACCATTAATAAATCACCTAGGCAAATTTATATAGAACTTGGAAATGCTATTCGTTCTGTTTATATGGCTACATGGATAGACTATGCACTAAAATGTGATAAATGTGATATTATACTCGTGAGTGACCTAGGCTTCACTAACGAAGCCAAGGCCATTCGTGATAAAGGAGGTAAGCTAATTAAGATCATGCGTAATGGACAACAACTAGGTACTGACCCAAGAGAAGTAGAATTAGATAGCTGGACTGACTGGGACAGCGTTATTGATAACAATGGCTCTTTAGACGATCTTTATAATAAAGCAGTACAATTGTGGCTGGAGATAGAAAATGGAATTATCTAACGAAGTAATCCCTTTCCCAGAAGATAAAATAGCTACAATATATTGTGCAGATGGCCCTTTAAAAGGTGGCACATATTCAGCACTAGTGCAGAAAAGGAAAGCGTATATACCACTAGCATCTAACCCATTTTATAAAACAGCTTGTTACATGGTGACGACACGTCTAACTCCCTTGTCTGAGTTTGTTGCTATTCTTAGTCATTGTGTTAAAAGAGAACGACCATGACACCTATTGAATTAGCTAAACTTTTCCACGATACCTATGAGCATTTGGCTACGAAGTATCATTATAAAACTAGTATTGAAACTAGAATTTTTAATTCACAATCTCCTAATGGCAAACTAATGATCGCTGTTTGTGAAGAAGTACTACAAAGGATACATAATGAACAGACTAAAATACAATAGAGCTTATTTATGCGGCCCTATGGAAATGTCTGAAGATAACGGACAAGATTGGAGGATTAATATACAGCGTGAGTTAAAAGATTTAAATATCATTTGGCTTGATCCCACTCAGAAACCAACACGTATAGCACTTGAGAATGAAGAGACAAAGCATATTCTCAATGAACTAAGGGAAAAAGAAGATTATGATCTTCTCAAACAGATGGGTATCCCTATACGTGGTTACGATCTAAGGATGGTGGACGTATGTGATTTCTTAGTTGTCCACCTTAACAAAGATGTGCCAACTTGTGGGACGTGGGAAGAACTTTTCTGGGGTAATAGGCAGAAGAAACCTATTTTAGTCCATTATGAGCAAGGCAGAGAGAGTATACCGCATTGGCTTTACTTCTCATTGCCCAAGCAAACTATGTTTGGTAGTTGGGAAGAAGTATATACTTATATACGTCATATTAATAGCGACCCCAATATTGACGATCTGGGACGGTGGCGTTTCTTTGATTTTTCTTTATGCAGGAATTTCGACTAATGATGAAATTAACATTTGTAATAACTGATCCATCTCCATTTATTTTTATGCAGGAGCCATGTTCCCATAGAACTGTCCAATTAGAGTTACCGCAGGATATTATAGATATGATTAATCTCAGACAAACAGGGGTTAATTGTGGCAGTAATATTAATGAATATGTGTCTAATATCTTTATAGAGGATAACTAATGGCAAAGTCATCCGTCCATTTAAACGGAAATCTTTTCTGTGCCGTAGACGTTGAGACTACCGGATTACAGGTAGGTTTCCATGAAATATGGCAGATAGCGATACTGCCATTAGATTCATTAGGATTACCATCAAAAGAAATATTGCCATTCTATCAGGATATGCGTGTCAACTACCCAGAAAGAATAAATAAACGTGCTATACATTTAAATAGGAACGACTTCGCATTAAGACAGAAAAGAGCCCTTGACCCATTCTTATGCACTGATATGCTGGATGAATGGTTTCAAAGACTCAATCTTCCTATTTATAAGAAGATAGTGCCACTAGCACATAATTGGCCTTTTGATAGATCGTTTCTTTTAGAGTGGCTTGGAGAAACATCTTTCCATGATTTCTTTCACCCGCATTATAGAGACTCAATGGCTACTGCAATATTTCTTATGGATTTAGCTAGCCATAAATGCAATAGAGTTAATATTACTAGATTTAACCTTACTTCATTGTGTAATGAGTTTAAAATCACTAATATGAAAGCACATGATGCACTTCAAGACTGCATAGCTACAGCAGAACTCTACCGCCGCCTACTACAGTATGCCAGTTAAAAGAATTCTCTTGGGCAGTGCTCAGTTGCCATCTTCAATTTATTGACTAATGCTAATCCTTTAGGAACAACACGGCAACCGCACCCTTTACAGCGACTAGATTTAGCGTCATACCAATCACATTTTTTACAGTGATTTTCATAGATATTATTTATTTCTTCGTCTGTTCTTTTAGGCCTACCGGCTTTTATCCAGCGTGTCACAGCTAGTCTATAATTATTAAGCTGTATTGGTACTGAGGGGTACTCTTTTTCTTCAGTAGAGATATTATAATGTTTAGCTATTTCATCCGGGTCTAAGTTATATGTAGCCAATTCTTTAAGGCATATTTTACATTCTCTTTTTGTTACTAATAGCCCTGTGCCTTTGCATTTAGCTGATGTATCTGATATAACTTCTCTTCGTGGACACACCCCACACCCCATATTCCATCTAGACTCTGTGCTATTAATATCATTATATTCGCAACTTTCACATATTGAATCAACTACTTGCCCATATAACTCACTTCTGGTATTTATACAACGAAAATATGTGACCCCACCCTTTATAATTTTTTGACGCCTCTTACAGTTTATCATTATAAGTCTCCAGTAACATTTGATACTTCTGGATTATAAGCTAAGCCTTGATTAGGTGCCTCTGGGTCTCCTGGTGCTTCTTCTGGTGGTTCCACCGCACCGGGCGGGCAATTTACTGCAACCGGACTAACGCAATGGGTATATTGTGTCGGCACACCAGTAGTATAACTTCCCATATTTGGACAATATTTACCGCAATATTTTCTTTTTTCCATCCTGAATTGCTCAGCAGCATATCTAGCACCGAAACTATGTATCACATCAAACGTAGAGCTAGCAGTACATGGATGGGGACCAGTACCACGTTGGCATGGTCCACTACATGGATTCTTAGCGGATACTAAGTCTGGGATTATCATACCAATTTTAACTTCATACGTACAATATTTTCTATCTTTTTCAGGTATATCGTCTTTATCAGACTTTAGTTGATAACTCATACCGCCATCGGATTCGGCATTATCTCTCATACCCTGTCTGGCTTCACTCTCAGCTATTTGTGCTTCAAAATTTACTTCCTCATAGATATCTTCTATTTCTACAGTATCAGATACTTCACAAAATATAGATGGATAAGTATCACCTAAATCAGAAGGATGCCTGTCACCTGTTACTAATACATAGTCACTAGTGGACTGCCCACCAAGTAATATATGCCCTATTGGTGGTGATACATTAAAAACATATCCGGCACCCTGGCTTTCATCAGTTGGTAATGGAAATGTTAATAATGGTTCTTGTAGTGCGGGCCAAGCCCACATATAGGCAGATGATTCTCCAGACTTTATTGGGGTCCACCCTTCAAAGTGTATAGTATTACGCTCCCAATCATATTGTATCTGAGTTAGAATACATTTACTCGAAAAATAATCTGTGTCTATTTCTACACAATCCCAAATATCTAGTTCCAAGTTAGTTAGTGGTGTATCAAATGATACTGTCTTCCATATATTTGAGTCTCTAATAAGCCAGAATGTAGCTGATTTTAATATCGTTGAATAAGTATTTTGAGTATAATAGCTGTATGATACTTCCTTGTTTCCATACCTCTCTATATTATGCTTTAGTACTAATTTCAAATTAGTTGGATCAGTTTGAATAATATTAGCACCAGTTTTAGACCAAGATATAATGTGCTTAGTTTTAATATCTTCTGTTTCTGTAAACTTAATTTTTAAGCTATTAGCTAAAATATTGTCCTCTGTTATGGTTTTATCAATACTTGGTTCAACAGATAAATATTTTAAGTAAATAGTATTATTTCTAATATACACACCGCATCTAGATTGATATGCAATATCATGTATCAATTCTAATGCATCTTTTCGTTCCTGTAGCCAAAAGTTAGTAGGATAATTATTTAAATAAGCACTAACTTCAGCAAAGCTATCTAAATCTACAGTATAAGTTGTATATTTACCTATTATCCAGCTAATAATATCAACTGGATTAGGCCCTACAGTAGAAGTAAATGATACATATAGCTGGTTATCCCAGTTTTCGTCGTATTGGCTTAAATCTTTTTCCAAACCTATTTCTACTACTTCATAGCCGCCGTAGTTGGTATTATAAATAGTATAATAATCCGTAGGTACTTCCATCAATATATTTTTACCGGATGGCATCTTATAATAGGCTGCAACCATATCAACAGTACCAGGTAGCAAGCTAACTATATTAAGTATTTCTCTCTCATCTTCTAATACTACTTCTGATCCAGCAGGACACCAATGAAATCCAGCAGATTCCATTTCATTAAATGCTTCCCATGATGCTGCTGGCCCACCTATAGACTCTTGGCTAACAGTTTTTTGTGTCTCACAGTCAGTCAATGTTGTAGCCGGTCCAGTATATTTATAAGCTGTTCCAGGATATATTTTAGTCCAGTTCCTAGTATCACCCTTAATTACTTTTAAACTATAGCTCCTATCTGCTATAGGGTGACATGGTATATGATCCCATTCTGCGTATTTAGGGTGCTCTCTATCTGTTATAGTAAAAGTATTACCGCTAAAGCTTCCTCTGAATTTAGCACCACCAATATTAAGAGTTATTTGAGTACTTTGTGGAAATCTTTCTCCACCCTCAATGGTAATAGTATCATGTTCGTAGGACGCTTGATTATTTATATTTGTAAGAATATTACATATAGCTATAAATCTTTGAGCTATACAATTAGATTCCGGCCCATAAATTACTTCTGTCTCACTCCTAGACGGTCTAGCATCAATAAAAGCATAGGCCCCACCACTTATCATAGAAGGCTTACGTAATTCTAGAATCATTGCTGGACTATCCCCAGTCTTAGTAACATTTTCACCCTTAGCTTCCGCAGGGCATTGTATACGTCGTGCCTGGCATAGTCGTGGCTCTAAAGTAAAATCTCTGATACCTTCGCCCCGCATTAGGAACCCTTTTCTAGGTGACCTGACACGAGTAGCAGGCATATTGCATACCTTACCAAATACAATTGGCCAAGCTTTACCTAGAGCTTCTTCTGGTATACCTGGAAAGTCTCCTTCTTCCATGGCAAACCCCACGTCAATAGATTGTCCACCAGATATAGCATCAAAGGATATTAATCTCTCTCCTTCACTTAGTTCAATAGGGCTGCTTATAAATCCAGTAAAGAAAAGAGTTTTATTTTCTAATGGTAGCCCTTTAAATAGAAAATAAACGGATACCGGTTGCTTACAAATATTATTATTTTCAATAATGTTTTTTATAGAACCATCAGTGTCATCTAATGATATAGAAATGGATTGTGTTTCAGTTATACTAGTTACAGTTTGAATGGTATCTAGAGAACTTATTGTAACTATAGAAGGATATGGATATGGATACTTTTGTCCATCTATCTTTTGATCTGAATATAATATCTCTGGTCCATCTTTAACCCATTGTATACCTAAAATTACAATAGGCTCAATGCCTCTAGTTTTGCTAAGGAACTTAAGAGTCTGCGGTTCTATGTCTCTCATATTTTTTCTTCAAACTCTAAAGTTACTTGTTGTGTTTCATCACCAGGAAACCCGCCGGCCCTGGCTCCGCTGCTCAGATCAAATGGATTATTTTGTAAATACACTATATATTCATCGTCCAAATGGTCAATGATTTTAATAGCAGAACCATAATATACTTTAATAAATTCGCGTAATTCTATAGCTTTGTGGCGAGATATAGTGAAAGACCATTGAAACTTTCGTCTATTCTGTTTATTCTTTTTATAAACATAGGCTGTACCGTCCATAGACCGAAGTATTTGAACAGTTGCAACTAGTCCACTACTATTGCCAAACTCTGGACTTGGCAAAATAGTGGTGGTTTGTATATTGGGAAATGGGGCTTCTATTCTAAACATATTATGGGCTCACTACAGTAGTTTCAACTTCATCATTTAATACCATAATATCAGAGCCATCTCTATCCCAGTCACAATTGAATAATACTTCGTCTTCTACATTAAGTGTATTTTCTGGTTTTCTGTGCCAATCTCCTCTAGCACTTACCGTGTCAGAAATTGAAAGTCCAGTGTCAGGGGTGCATGAATCTAATAATTCTCCTTCAAACGTAAACGATGCCGACCAATTATTCTCACCATCATGAGTTATTACGTTCTCTGGAGTAGTAATAATACCTATCCATTCTCTACCTTCCCAGTCTGTTAATAATACATCCTCGCCAAGGTGTGCTACAATAAAATTCTGTAAATCTTGTGCCAATGTTCCACATAGGCCTATAAAAGATACTTTTATAGAATTTATTTTTGGCCATATCGGGTCAGCATATATTATTAAATCCCCTCCACCAGTCTCTCTATTCACACGATTAGCAGACACCTGGTCTGTATTATCTAACTCTGGTGCTCTTAACACAATATAGTCCGTCGCCTCACCAAGGGCTGGATAATCTAATCGTAACTCTCTAGTGCTAGTTTGTATGAAAGGAAGTTCTGCAAGTGGTGGTTCTAATAATGATATAGTTGCTTCACCTATAAACGGGGCATAACTTTTACGTATACATCCAGTATCGTAAAAACACGTTAGTGATTGATTAATAGATATTGCGTCCGTGACAGACCTAATCCACATGCCACTTATGACTATGTCTTGATCTAAAGTAATGTTTTGTGTTGGTAGTCCTGTTGATTTTCCATGTATTATAGACTGATTTATAACTAAAGTCTGTGAAATATGATCCACTCTACTAAAGAAACTTAAAAGATTTAATGTGTGATTTACATCTACTTCAAGGAATCTGGGGGCTAATTGTTCAAGCTCTAAAGTATCTTCAACATTTATATAATAATTACGACTTCTAGCAGTACCAGTTAAATTTAACCCATGATGTATAATCCTTTCTATAGCACCATGACCAAGAGCCACTTGTGACAACGATAAAATATTTTCAGCCCACTCATAACCGGCTAATCGTACTCCCTGCTGTAAATCTAAAGTGTCGTTAGTTGGATACCAAGAGTTGTAATGCACCAAAAGGGAAAAAGAATCTTGTAAATTTAAAGTGTTGCCTACTGATTTCTCAGGTTCAACTGGGACCAGTATTTCTATATACTGTCTAGTTACTCTTAGTTCCCCGTCGCCAGGAACTAATATTTCGGCAAATTGTCTAGTGGCACGTAGGGCCATTTAACTAACCTTTATTCCGAATTCAGCACTATTTAAACTGGTATATAGCCAAGCTGCTGACGTTGCAGGATCAATTTCGGACACTAATCTTTTAGTCACATAGTCAGTAGTACCAATAGATTGGCCCCCATCATCGTAGTATGCACTGTCTGACCTAATGACTGTTATAATAGTAAATGATGATGCATCAGTCTCCCTGCAATCAGTATTAATTTGTATACCTTTGATATTAAAATCACTGATATCTTCGTAATTATACGTATCTTTATTGCCAGATGTCGATGATTCCACATAACTTGTGTCGTCGTCTACAATTTGCTCATCAATACAAGTAAAATTTGCTCCAGCACTGGGAGCGAAATCATTTACTGTTCCGGCACCGTCTGGAAATATTGCTAATACCTTGACATTGCCTAAGAAGTCGTTGTTAGTAGTACCAGCACTATTACAAATATAGAAGTCATCAAATGATGGTGTACTAGTAGACGTATATGGTACAGACAATCGTACTGCATCATAATAAGCATTAGCACCGACTTGAGTATCCAATCCAGTGTCGCTAAGTACAGTACTCTCACCTATGCGTAACTCATATGCTCCAGCGGCATTATCCACTAGCACTTTTAATTCAAGCCAATACCAAGTGTCTAATAGTAATGCCGATCCAACAGTTGTACCCAATACTGTTGAGCCAAGTTTAATTTGTAACTCACCAGTGGCCGTTAAAAATACACCTATTCCAGACGTTGCACCATCATATAGACGAAGAAAAGCATTATTAGTTTCGTAACCAATAAACTTTAATGCTACACCTACAATAATAGTATTATCATTATTTATGGCTGGTGTCTGTATATAAGTACTTGCACTTCCAAATTTAATACAATAACCAGACAATCTACCAGTTTCTATATCAAAACTACTTTCTCCTGAAATAACTGGATACCGACGTGACATAATTCCAGACGGTGACGGAGCACTCCCTACAGAAGTTCCGTACCCCTCGAATCCATCTATCCAAAGTAATGACATGGTTTAGCCACTTATTGTATAAGTTACTTTAAAAGTATCGCCATTCTCTACTGAGACTGTGGATGTGAATGCAGCCGTTGACCAAAGTATCCCAGTAGTTCCGCCTTTAGTATTGTCGCTAGTGATAAAAATACCTTTTAATACCTTCGTATCGTTTATCGCGAAATCCACTGTTACTGCATTAGTGATAGCCCTAGATGCTGCTGCACCTTCTGTCCACTCTGGCCGTGTCGCTGCTGTATATGCAACACATTCAGACCACCCTGCATGTGAATTCATAAGATTAGAATCTGACCAAGCTGTCCACCCAGCATTATCAACTAAACCTATATACCATGTAGGTGTAGCTGCTACAGCGTGGAAACCAACGTCTAATAGATGCTCTAACCCTTCATCAACAATTCCATTCGGAATATTGTACTCGCCCTTTAAGAGTCCATTGTTGTCGAAATGCTTAACAATAAAATTACCTTTTAATCCAATTTTGTTTTTCATGTTATTCCTCAATTAAAATCTGTGGATTGTCTTCCTCTGTACTTCTTTACGTATTAGCGTTCCAAGTTCTCTAGCCGTAGCTTTAGGGCTTTGTGCCTCATTAATACTGATATTAATATCACCTACTGAACTTGTTCCTCCGTCTTTTCTAAAAATTGGCTGTCTTCCAGAATTCATGGCAACTAATTGTGAAAAGAATTTTCGTGTCGATCCAGCATTTACAACAAATTCTCCTGGGGACAGCATAGCTGGTATGGTATCAGTTCCTCTTGCTTGTCCACCTACCGCACGGTAAATAAAACCACCAGTAGCTTTCCCAATTCCACCAGATGCCCCAGCCATAGCGGCAGAAGTTCTAATGGCTTGAGCTTCAACCTGTTTCAATGCAGATATTTGTGACGCTGCACCAGATTGTACAGCACTAGTACCGGTAGCCATACCGGTAGATATACTAACGCCTATATTCTGTCCCGTATTTAAAAAAGCAGTATCAATTATGCCCATTAAAGATTGTATGGGATCAGCGGAAGCTGAAACTTTATCCATTATTGATTGAGCTATGCTGCCTTTTTCTCCTTCTGTAGAAATAGTTTTCTGTAAATCTGATATACTTAATAATTTATCATATACAGCTTGAAATGCTGCAAGAGGATCGGCACCTAATGCCTCAAAAGCCGGTCTAAAAGCATTTACTTTTTCCAATGCTTTGGCATACTCATTTGTATTAGCTTGTCCAGCTTTAGCTAAATCCATTGCAGCTTGTGATGCAGAACTAAAGCCTCTTGATAATTCTCGTATTATTGGCAACCATTCTTTTTCGGCTGCTATAGGGGCTGACCAAGCATTCTTAGCATATACCTTCTTTACTTCTTGTTCTACTACCATATAACTGTTAGCAGTACTTTGAAGTGCAGCATTAAGAGCTAACTGTGCTTCTTTTTGTCTTAATAGGGCCGCAGTGCCTTCATCTAATTGTTGACCTAATTGTACAGCTATTTTTTGTTTTTCATTAGTATCAAAAGCTCCAATTTCAGCGCGGACTCTTGCCAGTGTACTTATAGTATTTTCGGCGGCTTGCTCAAATGTAGTAACTTGTCCCGTTAAAGAATCATAAAAAGCACCAGTAGCAGTTGAGAACTCAGATTGCAATTCATTAGCATTGGCCAATCTAGCATAGATTTTAATATCACCGAGCTTTTTCTGAATAAATGACGCTATTTCAGTCATGTCATTTATTATTCGTTCTCGATCTATTGGGTCAGTTGTTTTCTTTAATGAGTCTCCTAACTCCTTATAAATACCTGATGCTGTTTTTAATTCATGTGTAAGGATTCCCATGGCAGCAGATTGTTGTTCAATGGCTTTAGCATTTGATAGAGTATTTTGTTTCATCTGCTGCTGAATAGCTAACTCTCCAAGCATAGTTGATTCAACGGCTGCTTCGGCTTTTTGTATAGCACGTACATCTTTACTTTGGTCAGCAGATGATAATGCTGCTGCGGCCTGTGCTTTAGCCCTGCTATTTAATGTTTGAGCTAATTCAAGTTCACCGTGTCGCATAGCAGAGAGTGATTGTTGCTGTAAATTCTGGGATCGTTTTATTTGTTCCTGTGCTTGACTAATTGAATCTAAATTTTTGATGCTACGATCAAATTTCCAATCACTAATATTGTCTCTTATCTCACTAGACTTAGTATTTATATTTTTTAGGTCATTTGTCAATGAATTTATTTTATTTTTAAAGCTGCCAAACATACTTTCAACACTAGAAATATGCTGATCCAATTGATTTTCAAGATTGCCTAACAATACTGTTTCAGCGTATTCTATGCCTACTCTAGCGTCATTGTATAATTTTTGACGCTCAAATAACATTTTCTGAACTTCACCTAGAAGTTTTTTATTAAAATCAATTTGTTTAGTCAAATTAGTTTCATAATCAAGTAAAGCTGTTTTTGATTTACCAGCTAAAGCCGCATCCATAGCATCTCTAGCTTCTTTTGCTGCTTTAACGCCTCTGTTCAAAGCATATTGGATAAGTAGTACTCCTCCGACAACTGCTGCCGCCCAGAACGCTGGAGATGCACCAAGGCCTTTCAATACATCGGAAAACAGTTTTGCTCTACCACTAGCAACAGAGAACTGCTGCATAATTAATTGCAGTGCCCCGCTGGCGTTTGCCCTTAAAATTAGCCAGGCTGCGGCTCCACTGGCTAAAGCGATTGTCATAGCTTTAATGGTTCCAACAGCACCACCAAAAGAATCAAAAACAAATTTGGTAGCCGCTGTGGCCCCCTTACCAAAATTTATTAATGCAATATTTAATCTATTAAGTTCTAGTTCTACTTGTCGTGCGTTAGTCTCAAACACGAAAGCCTTAGCTTCACTTATAGTACCCGCACCGGCTGCTTTTATCTTTTCAAGACTGTCCACATAAAAATCTGCTGATTGTGCCCCTAAGCCCAATGCACCGCGGATAGCACGAACACGTCCGTATAAATCAGCTAATTCAGAAGCTGTTTCACCAGACCCCTTAGCTATTTCCCCCAAGAATCCTTGGAATCCATATGCTTGAATACCTGCTTCTGCCATTGAGACGCCCATCTCAGCGAAGCGTGCCTTCATCTGATCCGTTGGCTTAATAAGTTTTAATTGTACGTTTGTAACAAGTGTAAAAGCCTCATTATATTTCATGCCGCTAATAGTTAGAGCGGCCATAGAAGCTAATACTTCATCTAGACTTATACCTAACTGTGCCGACAAAACAGCTACTCTACCAAAAGTATCCGCTATTTCTTGGCCACGGAAACGACCAACTTCAATAGCTTTAAATAATTTTCCTGATACTGTAGCTGCTTGAGAAGCAGACATATTGTATGAATTTAATACAGATGACAATAAATTAACAGATGAGCCTAAATCAGTCACTGCTGCTATACTAAAATCACTGGCATCTTGTAAGAATTCAAATGAATGTGCGGCATCAACAACTTGGTTTGATAGTGTTTCATATAAACCCGCAGTAACAGCGTCCAGAGGTTGTCCAGTTGCCGCTGAGAATTCTTCCACTTTAGTTGCCAATGCCCCTAAATCTGTAAACATCCCTTGGCTTACAGTTTGTACTTCAGACAAGGCTTTAACATATTTTCTTGACTCATCAGAACTTTGCGATAATGCCCCAGTTATTCTAGATAAGGCTTGGTGTATGACTTGAATTGTGAAAATGCGGACAACACTCTGCCATGTTAGAATCATGGCGGCACCAGAACGCTTAGTTTGTTCTCCAAGGTCTTGGATAGGTTTAGTCGCTCTACTAGCACTTTGGCCTACCCCAGTAATAGATTGCGAGGCATTTACTGTTGCTTTTTGTGATGCATTTAATGAATTAGCTACTGAGTTAGCTGCACCAGTAAATCCTGCGGCACTTCTATTAAAAGCGCTTGTGGCTTTAGCGGCAGCAGTAATAGCTGTATTGTAAGAATTCAATGCAGATGTCAGTGCTGCTACCTGTGATATAGCACCACTAGCATCGAAACCTAATACAGAACGAAGTTCTTCAGCCATGTCACACTTTTATTTGCTTGCCTGTTATTATTGGAGCAATTAATCTAACAGATTTCAATAATGGATAAGCCGCTACAGCACCAGCCTCTAATGACCGCCACGGGGCAGATGGACTAACATTAACATTAACGTATTCTTGTATATTATAATGTGGTACGTCTGTTGTTATAGTGATATTAAAATCATTAAGATCAGTGTTAAGAATAGCTGTGCCTAATGACCTTCCTTGCGGTATACGACTTTTAACGCCAGATACAGGACTTATTATAAGCCTGCCATTAATAAGGTCTCGGAGTTCAAGTAATGATCCTTGGGACATACCAGACCAAACAGGAACTAAATCAGTCACTGCTGTCAACCATACGTTTGCTACTTTTTTTAGCTCAGTTTCGAGATGCTCTTTTAGCATGTTCTCAAATTGAGTCAAATTTATAGTAGCTGTAGTAAATGATCCAGTGAATTTCATTTACTTTTCTTCTTTGTTTTCACTATCTTAGTGCCATACTTTTTAGCCCATTTCTTGGCTAAAGCAGGTTTATTGGCAAACAAGTACTTACGTTGTTTTTCTGAACGAAAAGGCATAATTTATTTCCTGAAATTAAAAGCCGACGGCAGGATTTGCACCTGCACTTTTGGGGCTTGTCACCTTGTCTCTAACTTGGACTACGCCGGCTATTCAAATTTGGGTATCATTTCAATTTCTTCAAGCTCTCTAATTTGATTGTAACCAATCAAATTGGCTTGTTGATCTACATTTAAGTCGTCCCATTCCCAGGGTCGGATTCCGAATCGCTCACAGGCTCGGTAGATTGCGTATAATTCCTTTCTTCCCTCAGGGAGGATAATACTTCTAATCGAGCCTTTTCTTTGGCTAAAAAACGATCACGTGCAGCCTCAATTTTAGCTTCATTGAGTCCTTGAGCACTTAACGCCCCGTTAATAATACGATTAACTTCCATGTCACTAAAACCAGATTCCCTAAGTTCTTTTCGGAAAAGAAGCCACGTACTAGGATCATTTAAGTCAACTTGCTCCCACTCTAACTCTGGGGTAGCCTTTAATGATGTTAAAATCAACCAAGTAGTTTTCTTTTCACTATATTTTTGAATTTTATCATTATAACTTTTATCACTTAAGTCTGGTATATCTTGCCCATCAATCTTTTTAATTCTAGGCTTAGGTACTGGGCATAATTTATCAAATGGACTATGATCTAACACAGCTTCTGCCACAAGAATTATATCATCGCCATTTCCCCGAGGAATAGCAATAACTTCCTTGTTTGGCCCGATAATCTTCTTTCCTTTTATTTTCATAATAATACCCTTAAATATTAATATCTGGTAGCAGTAGCCTCTGTTACATTACACTTACCGGAGCAAGAAATTTGTGAGTCACGTAGATTGTGTTCTAAGGACTCATAACGAAAATATGGTAACTCTACCTTTTCAGAATTATTACCGCCACACGCAGGATCGTACCATATGACTATATCAACACAGTAAGGTGTACATGCATCTGGGTCAGTAGTCTCCCAGCTTGACGCTTCACCACGGTGCTTTAGAACATCTTCAATTGTAGGAATACCACTAGCGACAATAGCCGTAATCCATTCCCATGTGAACTCAAACTTAACATCCATAGGAACTTCTGCGTCGTCCCTAACAGTATCAAGTCTATCTCTGTCAAGAATATACTTTCTTGGCTTAGATTCTGTCCATACAACATTACCTTCACCTACCTTAACTTCCAAACGACGGCCAAGGAAAGTTACGGCACCGCCAGCTTCAACTACTTCTTCTAAACCTTCAGATAGAGTGATAGTTAAAGTATTAGTGTCAGCAATGCCTGGGGTAGTTAATGCCCAGGTAGCAGCACCACCTGTTGGTAAAGTACTTAATGTGAAACGAGAGGCGATAATCTCTGAATTATCATTAAAAGTTACGATATAATTAGTTCCAGGAACTCCTGTGACTACTACTCCTCCAACGGCATCTATAGCGTCTAACGCATTAATAGCGTTTTGTACAGCTAATAAAGTGTCATCGACAAGAATATTAGTAGTTACATCGCCATCAAATGTCAACTGGAAGAATCCAGTATCACCATTAATGGTCATTGTGTAAACTGCGGCTGTACCACCACCAGAAGTTATAGATTCAACAACATATTCCGTATTAGTGCTATCGTTTGCAAATTGTACAACACATCCCACAGGAACAACTTTACTGCAAGCGGTTAGTGCAATAGTTGTCTCTGCCGCTGGCTCTTCAGCAGTATTAGTAACACCAGTAGCACTGAATCCATCGTACAGATAAACATCTGCTAATTTTAAATCAATTGGTGCAAAGCACAGATATTGTGCCTCGGCAGATAAAAATTTCATTAGTATTCTCCATTAATTTAGTTTTCTAAATAAATCTCATAAACTGATTCAACTGATCCTTGTTTAATTCTAGTATCCTTAACAATACCAAAATTGTTTACAATCGTGTCTTTTATTGGAATAAGTCTCCCTAAGTACGCATCGCCATCTCCCCACTTGTAAACACAAATTTCTGAGAATGCCTCTGATATCAATCCAGACATTATCACATCATCTTGATAATTATCCTCAATATCAGTAGAATACATAATATTTATTCCGAACAATAGACGGAAATAGTCTCGACTTAATTGTGTGACTCTCGGTCCATCTAATTTTAATTCAATAAATCTATCGTGCAGAGAATTAGTGCTAATAATGCCTGGCACTGGAAAATGCCAATCATTGTCTGTAGCTAATATCTGAAAATGCTTAATTACTGATATTAAAATCCATTTATTCCAGTTGGGGTTTACTGTAAACATTAAACTTTTACCCCCACAGCGACACTAATTAATTCTAAAGTAGATTCTGATTCAAAATTTTCAGATACAATGCTACCAATAGATTCTTGTACATTTAATACTACTGCTGCATCATAATCGTGAGTAATAATCTTATTGACTATATACTTCTTATTCTGAAAAATAACGTAATCATCTTTATTTGGGGTAAAATTTCCTAAATCATTAAAGTCTATTAAAATTAATCTACTATTAGCATCGTATTCGGCAATAGCCATCATCCTAATAAAAATTCTAGGTAAAAATATAGCCCTATGTATGTATTTGAAACTAATAGTTGGCGTTACAATTCCTGTTTCTACATTAACAGATGATGATATTTGTTTAAAAATAGTTAAAGGGAATCCATATTCTCGTTTTAACGAGTAAATGGTGTCATTGATGAATTGTGTATCTGCTCGATATGTCATACAAAAGCTTTAACTAGCAAAGAGATAACTGCCGTTATCACTAATGGCAATAGCACATAGTAGTGGCGTTTAAACGAAGCAAATGATTGTTCTAAACGATCTTGTTTTAAACGACAACCTGGCTTGTTATTGTCAGTTGGGTCGCCTATCATTGACATATAAATAACGTCAACTTTTTGATCTATCTCTTTAACTAAATTAGTTAATTCTTGAAATGTCATGCTAATTCTCCGGGCCAAGTGGGTAGCCTCCATTCTACCCACTATGACTATCCCATTTAGCCGATCAATACTGCCCCTTGATCTTCATCAAGAACCTTTACGCCGCACAACATATCAAGAGTAATAAGGTGACCTTGTTCCTTGCCCTGATAGCTCCGTGTTACTCGGACAGATAATCCATTGTAACTGGCTACACCTGACTCAACTCCGCTTGCAGTAGCTAGTGGTCGAACAACTAGAGCCAAAGCTCCACGGGTGAAAGCGAAATTATAATCGCCACCTGGGCCTAGGCCAACGGTGTAACCGTCTGCTAAAGCGTTTTCAAGGGGCCGATCAAGAGTGATGGCCCAGCGAACGCCAGCAGTAATGACCTCAACGTCGATAATGCAATACTCTGCATCAAGTAGAGTGGCACCATTATTGAATGATACCAATTGGCCGACTTGAGGCTCAGCAGCGTCAACCCAAATCTCTTTATCATACCCGGCTGGATAAGCCGCAGGACCACCAGCGCCAGTATGTTCAGTTAGAGCTACCGCAGCCATTGGTACAAGGTAAACATCGTTATTTACACTTGGCATAGCAACTCTAATAGGACGATCAAAAGTAACAACATCACCTGCAATTGAGGTAATACGGTGAGGGCTCTTGTCCATAAGAGTGGCAGTTGTTCCATCAACGAAATAAATATACTGACCGGCAACGTAACCGGCACCAGCAGCACCATCACTAGTGAAAGAAAGATCTCCGACAGCAAGAGCGTCTGCGTCATCAACATCGAGAACACCAGTATCGTCTACCATTGGAGTATTCTGGCACATGAAAGTTTCATAGCCAAGCTTTTGTCCAAGAGAGGCAGTACGTAAAGCAGTGCCATCATCCCCAACTTTTTCAGCGGAAATGAATAAATCTAATGATAATGCTTGAGTCTCACTATCAGGAGTTAAAATAAGATTACGTCCGGTTATTGGAACCTTATTCTTATTTTGCTTATTGCGTGCCGCAAGCATAAGCATCTTAGCATTATGGGCGTCACCATCAATAGCATTCATTTGGTCAATATCACCAACTGAATTATCGAGATATTGATATACTTGACCTAACAGAATACGATCAATATGCTCAGCTAGAGACTTAGCAGCAGGCTTTAAATAAGTCTCCATTAAGTCAAATTGTGACAAACTTTGCTCAGAGTCACGAATCATGAATGAAGTATGAACGTGCTGGTTAAGAACCACTGGGACTTTTACTGCAGTTGCAGATTGAATCTCGACTTCATCATTAACACCCTTGCGTTTGGCCTTAAAAGTGCCAGGCTGACGGGTATTAACTGTGTCACCAAAATCTTTAATTTCATCACTGAAATCAGTATGGACTAGATGGAAAACAACCATGTTCTCTTCTAGTACTGCCAATGTTTCTTGAGCCCATACCTCTGGAACGAAGGCACGATCATCGGTATCGAAATCGTTATCGAAGGCAACGAAACTATACATATTAAAATTTTTCAACACTTGTAAATCTCCTTGTTAAATGATTTTAGAATCAATACCCCAGGTTACTTTTTAGAGCCAAAGATTAGTTCTGGGTTCTTCTTTCTTAGCTCTCGGTATGCTGCTGGATCAGTCTTGGCGAGTTTTGCAACATCAATTTTTCCGTTTCTACGGTTTGCTGCATTATCTCCACCGATACCACCAGACTTACCACCCTCAAAAAGATTTCCGTACTGAGGTAATTCTGTCATCCTTTTAATACCTTCTTCTACTGTCAAATCTAATTCAATAGGCTTATTATTCTTATCAGTATCCATAAGATTCATTCTAACTTCAAAACCATCTGTGGGCTTACCATCCTCATCCACTTTCTGAACTACACGAATATCATTACGAAGCATTTTAAGAAGTTGATTAGGCTCAATCGCTTTATTTGATACGGCTGATTTAAGAAGTTGATTAGAGACTAAAAGTTCAGTATGTCTCTTTTTCCAGTCTTCTTTCTCCTTTTCGATTGATAATCGTTCTTCCTCGTATTGTTTCTGTAATTTTGTTTCTTTTTGACGAGCACGTTCCTCTGCTGTCATAGTTTGACGTGATAATTCTTCAATTTTCTTTTCAAGTTCTGCACGCTCATCAGAACCCATTTTAGCGGTCTTTTTAACTTCTTCTAGTTGAGATAATAATGCTTTTTGTGCTTCCTTAGTGCGGCGATTCTCCTTCGCCATGATAGCATTTACTTCTTCTTGAGTAAATGTAGTCTTAGTGTTATTAGTGTTATTGGTAGATGTATTTTCTACATTCTCTTCTTCGCCATCAAAACAAACGAACTTGTAAGTTGAACTGTAATTAAAAATAGTCATTGCATAAACCTTTGCTTTTAACGAGGGAAAGTGCCTCTAAGATTTTCGGAAAATATAGATGCTTTTAGCGTAACACAAATAAGGCTTTAAATAGCTCCAAGCTAATGCACTAGGAATACCAGAAACAAAATGTTCAAATACCATATTATCTTTGTATACCGTAGTAACTTGACTAAAGGTTCTCCTTGATACGTTAGCATTATGTAATTCTTTTTCAGGATCAACACCATCTAATAATGAGAAAGCTATTTCATAACAAGCGATTTTAATATCATCTGGTATCTCTTCAGTACCATCTGGGTCATCACCATAGTAACGTGGAAATTCAAGAACTTGTGTGTCCAGTACTTTACTTCCACGAAAACGAAGTCTGTCTATTCTATTACTGGCCTCAGCCAATGCTTTTGTTTTATCGGCAGTTGTAGCAGATGTCCAACTTTGTACGTGTAGCTTTGTAGCAAAGTAAGTATCTGCGTTTTCAACAGTATCATACGCCATTATTCAATTTCCGATTCTGCTAATGACTCTTGATATAGCTCTGTTAATAAAGTCAATAAATTTTCTACAATTATAACGGACTCTGGCTTCTTCTCCATCCTAGCGTATATGTCTTTAATGGTAAAAGATATCTCGCTATTAGAAAGAATCTCTTTTGTCTCATAATTATATTGCTGAAAATGGACTGACAACCTACTACCTATTAAGTTCAGCCTGGTTATTATAAGATTTGGATAAACCTTTTCTGGGACCGCAGGCACTATCACAGTTTCTATGGCCGGTATAGGTTGTAAACTCATTAACCTGTTACCTCTACTAATTCTATTCGTGCTACCCAATTAATTGTATTATCAGTAGCACCAGTGACTTGTAATTTTAAAGATTGATTTCCTGTGTCTGCTGATACAGTAACGTCCCATGTTGCATCTTCTTCATTAGATGTTATTGTATCCTGATAATCTATAGCTATGTTACCGGCATCTCGTGAACATGATCCTTCAATATGATAAGCATTTACACTGAAATCATCGTTTGTTTGTCTAGCTATAACTTTGATGGTAAAAAACCAACTAGTGCTTACTGGTATTGTTAGCCTATCATCTACACCGTCTAAAAATAATTCAGTCGGAGTGTCATTTGTTGTTTGTAATCGTGCTATTAAAATACTTGTTTGAGCATCGCCATTACTTGAAAATTTACCGGAAGCTTGTGCTTTTTGTCCATACTTACTGGCTACGGATTCTTTTCCACAAGCTATGCTATATAAACCACTACAAGTATTAGCATCACCACCTATAATAGATGAGTAATTAGCACTTATTGAATGATTAGAACCACCACCTATAAAATCATAACTGCTTGTTA